TTCATCACATGCAGCACCAAATCCTTTACTACTCTTTTCACAACCAGGTGCATAATTATAACCATCATCAAATGGACACGATACAACAATACATGGAATAAAGTTTATACTATCTCTTAATTTACACGCCCATTTGAATGGTCTCCATTTCCATATTTTAACACCACAAAGAGTATCAAAAAAATCTTTAACAAGTTTTAAGAAAAAGTTAATGATAGGGTAAATAATTTTATTCATAAAATAAATTATCACAATAACAATATACATTATTAAACAAATAATGAAAAATATTGGACTGAGTTCTGTATTAACTCTATTATAAGGAAATGCTACTTTACTAGTATTTTCAGTATCTTTAATAGCTGTAGCTGCTCTACTTAAAGCACTTGTAAAACTATTACTTCTTTGAAATCTACTAATGAAATTACTTACTGTATATATTTTGTTCCAATGTAAATCTCTAAAACTATAGTCTTTTGTTTTAACCCCAAATTCATAATCAATTTCAGAAGTTAGCTTAGGGTTATTAGGAACTAAATATCTAGCTCTTGTTCTAAGTCTTCCTTCACCACCATCATTAGTCATTCCAATACTAAACCTTACTCTAGCCCTTGTTGGTATACCTTTATCAGGGTCTTGTGATAAAATTAAGTTACCATTTTCATCAGTAACCATGTAATCTAAATTCATAGGTACTTGATAGGCCCATGCACCGTATTCGTCAATAAGTTCTGAACCATCGACATTAAACTCTTCTATTTTATTATCAAAGGTTCTTCTAATCATACGAATAGTACCTTCGTTGGTCATTTGCTCTTCTAAAAGACCTAATTTTTTTCTAGGTCTACATCTTTTATTTACACTGTGTTTATCTTTATCACCAAAGATACTACCCATAAAAATAGCCGCTGGTGTTATATCATAATTTAAATCTAAATCTAAACGAGTAATTCCAATTTCATAACTTTCTATGTCACCCCAAAATGGTTGTACATTAACACCAGAATCAAGGCTTTTTATTTGTACCAACTTATCTAAATTTGTACCACTAGAAAATTTAGTTGTTGAATCAAATCTAGAAATACTAGCACCCTTAGAAATCATATCATAAGGTCTTTGTGATGCAATACCAATATCTGAAATATCAGCATCTAAATGGACAGTATAGTTACCTAATGGCACACCAAATATCATAAAATCCCCAGCATAATTAGTAGTTGTTGTAAATTTATAATATTTACAATAAACTTCTAACATAGCGTCATTATCTAAAACTTCTCTTTTTGATGGAAATGTACCGACAGGTGTAAAACAATCATTTTGTGAATCCGAATCCTGTGTTAGTAAATTATATCTTATACCATCACTATTTTTATCACTTATTTTTTCATAAGGGTATAAAGCCTTTTTAAGTGTATCGTTTTTATCTATGTCATCTAAAGGTATAAAAACACTTACTTTAGCATTTGGAACCCCGAATCCATTATTAATAATTACCCTACCAACAATGACACCATAATCTGAAGAAAATCGTTTATAAACATCTTCTTGATTTATATTCAATGATAAAACTTCTAGAAAATCAAAATCTTGTTCTAGTTTAATTTTAACATATTTATCACCACCATTAGGTGTTGTTTTTATTCTTATCGCTTTTGACATTATTTACTATCTTTATTTGTTATATCATCAACACCAACCAACACAAATTCATCTGAATTAGCTTCTTCCCACTCTGCCTCATCATCGTCATCATCATCGTCATCATCGTCTTCGTCAGCATTATCTTTGGCTACCTTTTTCATAAATTTAGATACTGAAACGAATAATGGTTTAATATCTATATCTTTAGTTAATACTATTAATTTAAACATATAGTAAACTATCATTAAAATTATTATAGGTAATAAAACTAAAGCTATAGCAAATCCTAATAATTTTATTGAATAATGAATTACATCACTTATTATGTTTAATTTAGGTTTATTTTCATCATTAGATGATGAATCAACACTTTTTTTTGTTTTACAATTACAACCCATGGTTTTATTATTTAATTTTTATTATTTAGGTTAATATAACTTAAATAATAAATAAGGAAATATTATTTTACCCTAACAATAATATCAGTAGTTGGGTTTTTAATTTCAAACATACTGATTGGTTCACCAAAAAGAGTATAATCTGAAGAAATATCTACTTCTCTAGTTGTAGCATCCGAATAAGGTTGTGAAATTTCATTAAGACTATATTTACCTTGACCTACGTTATTATAAACTCTTAAGTCAATAACATTTAATACACCACCAACATTATTAATAGTTTCAATCAATGATGATAAATAAATGTTATCACCCATTTGATATTTATTTATATCCATATATGATTGTACATCTGATATTACTTGGCTAATTATTTGACCTTGTGGTTGTTTTTTATCAATCATTAAATCAATTTGAAACCCTATGTTTATAATTCTACCATTAGTAACTTCAACATAATCATTAATCATTCTATAATCAGCTAAATAAGTTGAAATATTATCTCTAAGTACGCTAGTTGATTCATTTGTTAATTTCCCATTAGCATCTAAACTAAGTATATAAACTTTAATTTTATTTTGTTGTTCAAAAACACCACATCTAAATGGAACACCAAAATTACCAGGCATTTGAGCTATTTTAGTGTGATAATCTTTAATAGTAACAGCTCTATTTTGTGACGCAAAATTATATCTTACAAGATTTCTAATTTCTTCTACACTAGGAGTATCTTTTCCACCTAATGCTGGGAATGCGTTATTAACTTTAATTGAATTTTTAACCGCTGCATTTATTGCTGGGTTAGTACCATTAACATTCATATTCATTATACCAACACTAGTTAATACATTTGGTCCAACATTACTATCTGAACATAGTAGTATTTGATGTTGGTGTTATACCTAAAGACATGTTATTAATAAAATCACCAATTTGATTAACCAAAGCAGTATTAGTATCAAAATCACAAAGACTACTAGTATCTTGTGTTCCACCACCTAATATGATTTTAGTAAAACCTAAATCTGTATATTCTCTGATAAATTTTTTATTTGTTGAAATCCATTTTCCTGGTCTAACACTTGAATTGTCAGTTATTTTAGATGTATCTTCAATAAAAACTTTATCTTCTGCCAAAGCATCCATTTCAAACCATCTATTATCTAAATTAAGAAAATCATCTAACATTGGTTGTTTTGTGTAATTTGTTCCTGGTAATGTAATTACAGATTCTATAGAAATAACATTATCTTCTGGAAGAATAATTTCTAAAAATGGTCTTACATCAGCACTGGTTAATACTCTTTTAAAAACCTTAGATGTACCATTAGAAACTATTTCTCTTTTGGTAAGGGTATAATTAGCCAATTTACCATTTGAATCAACATTTGGTATAATTAATCTATTAGGAATTCCATTAACATTAAATGGATTACTAAAATCAATATCGTTATTAACCTCAAATACTTTTCCAGCTCCATTAACTTGTGAACCTGTTCTAATAATTGGTGCATAGGAAATATCATATGAATCACCATTAACTGGTATTGTTACTGAAAAATCTACAATTGTTACACTAGGTCTTTTACCTGGTACTTTTAAACCAAATGTTCTAGCCATAGAAAGTATTGATTTTCTTTCTTTTGCATAATCAATTTGTGTTTCTTGAAACATTCTATCAGTATTTGTTGATAACATGTCACCTACAGCCGCATTTAATTCCAAAAGCATCATACCTACTGAGGCATCATTAAAATCTCCAAAAATATCTGGATAGTATTGTTTTACCATGTTTACTAAATCGCTACGTATTTCAGCGAAATTTCTACTAGTATAGTTTATTCCCGTATTTGCCATTATATATTAATTATTACTAAATCTTCTGTCGTAAAGACATCATCTGTTATTGTATATTTTATTGTAACCACTGCAGCGTATTCACTTTCCTCAGATTCTACTACAGATATTTCAGTAATTTGTAATTTAGGTAAATATAATTTTACTACTGTAGTTATTTCTGATTTGATACCTGCAAGTGTTAAAGTATCGTTTGGTTCAAAGATAAATTTCAATAAATCAGTACCAAAGTCTGGTTTATAAAGTCTTTGCCCTTTTCTAGTTAAAATAAGATGCATAAGGTCAGCTTTGATGGCTGAGGCATCGTCAGCATTTAAATCTAAGAAAAACCCCTTATTACTATCTTTAAATGGGTAGTTTATGTTTATATATTTTGCCATAAATTCTTTTTTAGATAAATATAATAATATTTTATTTTTATAAGTAAATATGGAAATAAAAAAAGGAACCTAAATGGTTCCTTTGTTTTTTATTATGATGAACACCCGAAGCATTCAAATTGACTGTCTTGCGGTTTTTCTGGTTTATTCTTATCCATATCAATCGCCAAGTGTTTAGCTTTATTATCTACTGATTCACTTCTTAAGTAATATTGACCAGTTTTAAGACCTAATTTCCACGATAAAGTATGTGAAGTTGTTAGCTTACCAACTGTTGGTGTTGAGAAGAAAATATTAAGACTTTGTGATTGGTCTATAAATGGTCCT